CCGCTGCGCCGCCGTGAGCATCGTCCCGTCATCGGTGTGGATCGTGTGCAGGTTGCCGTTTTGATTGGCAGCGCCACCCGACGCAAACGTGTGGAGCGGGCTCCACCCGGCGAACACGAGCGGACCATTCCAGCCGAGCCAATCGGTGCCGTTCGTCCGCAGCGCGAAGGCGCCGGGCTCGATCTCACCATCTGGCGACGACGACACGCCACCCGCTCGCACCGTGCGGATCGTGACCGTGCCGCTCGACATTTCGCCGCTTGACTCAAGGACCATAGACGAGGCGCTCGTGGGCACGGGTACGCCAGGATGCGCGCCCGCTTCGGAGTACGTCGAGAGCGACGTAGAGAATGACGACGCGTTGATGCGCTCGTCGTGGACGAGGATGCCGCGGAGAGCGTTGACCGTGACCGCGCTGCCCATCGTTACCCCCTCTGTCCGAGCCTACGTCCTGCGTTTAACGCACGCGGGAGGGTGGCGTTCGTTCGCAAGTGGTCGCGCACGAAGTAGTCAAAGGACTTGTGCTTGTACACGACCTGCACCGCGTGGCTGCTCCCGCTACCCATACCGGCGTTCGCCGCGCGGATGGTGTCGTCGCCGAGCAGGCTGCGCCCCATCGGGTTGAGCACGGCCTCGCCGCGTCGAACGATAGCCGTCTGCTCGTCCGGCTGGCCGATGAGCCCGCCCTTGTGGAACTTCGGCGTGGTGGCCTGCACCGTCGCGAGCTGGACTGCTCCAGCTGCGAGCGCGGCAGCGATGAACGGAATGTTTGCAGGCGGTGGCGCAACGAGCGCCGCCTGCGTCGCAGACGTTGCCGTGTTCACGATGATCTGCGCCATCTGCAACGCCTTGTTGAGCTCGAACTGCTTGCGCGCTTCGTCCTTCGCAGCCTTTACACGCTCCGTCGCCTGCTTCTTTTCTTCGGCCGTAGCGTCCTCGCCCAGCGACTTTCGCGCGGCCAACGCCTGCTCTACGGCGTTCTCGCTCTGCGCCATGAAGTAGTCGCTGACGGCCGAGAGGTCGCTGAACAGCTGCGAGCTCTTGCTCTGTACGTTCTCAAAGAAGGCGTTGAGCGTCTCAAGCGAGAACGTCTCCTCCTGCGCCTCTTGGATCTGCTTGAGCTTCTTCTGGTAGTCATCGAAGGTGATCGTCCCGTCGCGCATCGCCTGCGTGACCTGTTCGGTCAGCGTGGCGAACTGCTCCTGGCGCGTGGGGACCTCTGGCGGGATGAGCGCCTCAAACGCGCTCTGAAGCTCCTTCGCCGCCTCTGCCTGCCGCTTGAGGTAGGCGTCGATCTCCTGGTCGTCCAGCGCCTCGAGCTGCTTGTCGAGCACAGCGATAGCCGCCGTCACCGTGCCGAAGGCCTCGGGGTGCTTCTCGAGCTCAGCGCGTAGCTCACGCTGCTGCTGGAAGATGCGCCCGGTCTGGTCGAGCTGCGAGTCGATGATGCTGCGCGCCTTCGAGAGCACCACGTCGAGCTCGCGCTGTTGTGCTGCCTCGACGGCCAGAGCCTCAGCGTGCGCACGCGCGGCGGCTGCTGACGCATCCTTCGCCGCTGCACGGCGCTTGTCGTTGCGGGCTACCTGGTCGATAGCCTCGGCCTCGAGGCGCATGAACTCAATGCTGTCCTCGGTCGTCGCGTTGACCTCGACCAGACGCGCACGGCGCTGTGCCTGCGCGGCCGTGATGGCTTCGATCTCAGGCCCCAACTGGGCCAGCTTCGCGCGCTCTTCGTCGGTCGCCTTGCCAAGCAGGATGTGGTTCGCAATAGCCGTCTGCTCTGCCTGACGCAGCGCGAGGATGGCGTCAGCGCGTGCGATCTGCTCCTGCGTCGCGGCCGTCGTCGCCGCGGCTTCCTCGCGTAGCGCCTCGCCACGCTTCCTAGCTGTCTGCGCCGCCATGGTCTCAAGGCCGGTGGAGATCCGTATGTAGTCGTTGACGCCGGAGAGGCTAGACGCAAACTTCGCGTTTGCCTCGTCTGCTGCCTTCGTCGCCGCCTCGTACTTCTCCAGAGCGACGGCCGTCTGCTCTGCGCGTCGCTGCTCCTCGAGGATGAGTTCCCCGATGGGAGCGAGTCCCGCAGCGAACAGCGCCAGCGTAGCCGTCAGAGGGAGCAGGACCGCCCCGAAGCCCTCGAACGCCAGCGCGCCCACCTCGCCCACGTCCGCGAGGTCGGCCACGTTGCGCGCACTGTCGCCGAGCGCCGGCCCCAGCATCGACAGGGCGCCCGCCAGCTTGCCCGCAGAGGAGCCTACGGTCCCGAACCGGTCTCCGACCTTGCCCACGTCCGCAGCTGCCTCACGCGCGCTCTCAGAGGCGCTAGCCATCGCCCGCTTGCTGGCATCGGCCGCGGCCTTCGCCGCTCGCTCGCTCGCGCGAATTCTCTTGTTGAGCTCCGCGGTCATCAGCCTCGCCTGTTCTGCGGTCAGCCCGGGGATGCTCTCCAGCTGCTGACGCAGCCCCGAGAGGTTGGCGTCTACGCTCAGTTCTACGCTAGCCATCGGTTCCCCCTACGCTGCAACGCGACGCGCTGCGGCCTGTAGTGCCTTGTCGATCTCTGGGAGGCGCTGCTTCACGAGGCGCTTGCCGTAGTCGAGCACGACGATCTTCCAGACGTTCTTCCCGTCGCGTGGGCGCGCGCTCTCGGTGTTGATGCGGAACACGCCGACAGGACGCCGGGTGCGCGTGTACCGCTCGACCGTGTAGCCCTCGGGGATGGTCCCCGTGTTGCGGTACTGCTGCATGATGGTCGAGAACTCTTCGCCATCCACGCGACGCCCGAGGCGAGAGAACGGACCAGGGCGGTGCACGTAGTACGTCGCCTTCGTGTTCGAGAAGACCACGCCTTTGAGGTGCGTAGGCGTGATCCGCATCTCGTAGTCGATGCCCTCGCCCGTCTTGCCCGTGCGGCGCGTGACGTTCTGGTACCACTCGCCGCGGGCGTAGTCGGTCACGTCCGACGCGATGCTCTCGACCTCGCGTTTGATTTCGGCGTAGGTCGTGGAGATCATGCGGTCGAGCGCCGCCTCAAGCTCGGGCCCGATGGACGTGGACGCTCGACCTACCGTGATCCGCTTACCCGCCACCTATCCCCCAGAAGGCTCGCGCCTCGGGGGACATACTATCACCTTCGCGCGGCTTCCCGCGTTGAGGCTTCGGTGGCGCCGTGTGCTTGACGCGCCACCACGCGAGGACGCGTTCCTGCTGGTCGCGTGTCCACCCATAGAACGCGTCGGGGTCGCCGCAGAACGTGAGCCCCAGCTCAAGGGCTACGGCGTCGATGGCTCCGTCTGCGGATCGGTAAAACCCTCGAGCGTCGCGACCTCCGGCTCGCGCGGGATCGCCTCGATCACGAGGTCGAGGGCTTCCTTCCCGGCCGTGTAGATCTCGGCCTCGGTCACGCCCAGGGCGACCAGCTCATCAACGACGGCGCCGCCGTAGGCGAGGGTATCGTACTTGCATCCGGCGAGCGTGGCCTTCAGAGGCTTACCCGACCAGCACACGCCGAGCGCCGCACCGAGCCCCCGCAGGGCGCTCACGCCCACGGCGATGGTTACCTCGCGCGCCGACATGAACGACGCCGGCTTCTTGAGCGTGACCGCGAACTTCCCGAGCTTGACTTCCATCCTTCCTCCTTCTGACGTGAAACGTCCCCCGCACCTTGTAGCACGGGGGACGCTGCGTCAACCTGTAGGCGACCCTTACAGGTTCAGGTCGCGGTGATCGCGCCGTAAACCGTGCCGTTAAGCGTGAAGCTGTTGGGGTCGCCCTCGGCAAAGTCGATGGCGAGGTGGCAGTTGTTCATGACGATGACGTGATCCGCGGTGTCGCCGAAGTTCGTGCCCTCGATCGTGAGGGTGACCTTCAACATGTACACGTCAGAGGCGATGCTGCCCGTCGAGAGGGCCGCGGAGAACGCGCCGGTCTTGTTGACCGCGTCCCAGATCAGCTTGTCGGTAGCGTCCGAGAGATCCGTCATGTGCGCCGAGAAGGTGAACGTCGGGAACGTGCGCGAGGTCTTCCGCACCGAGCCGAGCTCGCCGCGGTCGAGGTACGTGGTCGCCTCGACGTTGCCCTGGTTCAGACCCGAGAGGCTGAAGTCGCCAGCCTCGAACTGAACGGTAACGGCGAGCGGCGTACCGGTGCCGTCCTCGATGAGGATGATACCGTCGCGGAAGTTCTTGACGACGCTAGAGATGGCCATGGGATCCCCCTACTGAAGCGGAAGCGTGTGAACGATGCGGAACGTTATCACACCTACGACCCATTCGCCGAGTACCGACGTTTCGCGCGTGGTGCTGATGAGCTGCACCTTGTAGGACGAGGGCCACGTCGCGTCGTAGACCATCAGCTTGTTCACCACGCTCTGCTCGCCGTCGAGGGCATCGTCGTAGCTGTCGCTCATGCCCTTGGGCGCGAGGCGCCAGGAGTAGCGCACCTCGAGCGTTGTCTCTACGAGGAGGCCCTCGGCCGGGCGCCCGCGGTAGGCGCGCAGGTCCTCGGTCAGCGTGGGATGAACCGCGAAAGCGCGGTGGGCGATCGAATCGCTGTCCCGGCCGAAGTTATCCGGCGCCACCCGCGACTCCTTCCACCCGGTGAGCGTAAGGATGCGCGCGGTCACGTCCTCGCGCAGCTGCCTGACGGTCTTGCTGGCCATTAGTAGAACCCACCGAAGCGAGGGTAGCCGCCGCGGCCGTTGAGCCACACCGTCGAGGTGCCCGACTTCTTCGTGTTCGGGTTGACCTTATTCTCGTCGCTCTCGTCGTAGTTGAAGCGCAGCTGGCCCCAGGCCTCGGTGTAGGCGCGGCCGTAGTGCTCGGCGAGGGACTGCCAGCGGCCGCCCTCTCCGGCGCTCGTCTGGAAGTCGAGGAAGATGAGCTGAAGCGTGAGGGCGATATGAACGTCGCGCATCGCGCTCGGCTGGATCACTAGGTACGGGCGCCGGCCCTGCGCAACGAGGCGGTTGATGAGCGTGGCCCACGCCTCGTCGAGGTAGTCCTGGTAGCTGGTCGTCCCCGTGGAGAGCAGCTGCGGGAGGTCGCTGTGACGCCGGAAGAGGTCCGCGTCGGTCACGACCGGGTAGAGCGTGCGGCGCACCAGGGCGGCGTCCTGACGGAAGACGTTCTGCACCGTCGCCGTCATTTGGAGCGTCCACTCGATGAGCCATCCCTCCTCGAGCGCCAGCGAGGTCGTGACCGTCCCGAGGAGCGCGTAGGTTGCCACGCTCCCCGTGATGGTCACGGCCGCGGCGTTGACGACCACGGTCCCGTCTGCACGGTAGATCGTGATCGTGCCGGAGATCGGCGCGACGAGCGCACCCGCACGGTAGACGAGACACGTGAGATCCTGATTACGCCCACGCTCGATGGTCTCGCCAGAGCGGAACCGTGCCGTGTAGAGCGTCTCGCTGATGCTCATCGTGTCCCCCTACCGTTACTTATCGCGTTCGCGCCGGTCTGCCTTACGCGCCTGCTCGCGCGCAACCTGCTCAGCGCGCTGCGCCGGCATGCCGCCCTCGACAAGACGGCGCGTCATGGCTTCCTTGGCTGCTGCGATGTCCTTACGCTCCCCGCTCATGCCTTCGCCTTCGGTCCCTTGACGGGAGTATACATGCGCTCACGTGCGGCGCGCATGTCATCAAGGCGCTTGCTCTCGACGGGGAGCGCGAGCGCGCTGCCCGGGTGCGTCGGCGCGCGGGTCTGGTGCTCGCTGACCACGCGCTCCTGGCGCTCGATAATGACGTTGATGAAGTCGGCGTCGGGGACCTTGATCACGCCGTCCGCGACGAGGCGCCGAAGGAAGGCACGGTAGCCCTCGGTGTCCACCGTCATGCGCGTCTGACCCGCAACGAGCTTCGGCTTCTCCCACTTGCTGAGGAACACGGGACCGTTCGCGCCTGCGTACTGGATGCAGTAGCCGCCGGGCTCGACCTCCCACGGGATGATGGTGACGCCCTTCTTGCCGAGGTGCACCTCGGTGAGCGCCGTGTCGCCGTTCTTGTCCACGCGGTTGAGACCGGGGATAGCCAGCATCTGCCCGAGGTCGGGGAGCCACTCGCCATCCACGCACTGCCAGTGTCCCGGGTGATGGGTGTACCACCATGCCGCGTTGCTCGGCAGGTTGAGCAGGGTCGCCATTCCAGCCGGGCGAGACGCCGGCTGCGCTGCAAAGTTGCCGCCGTCAGCCGTTCCGAAGTTCGCTGCCATCTGTTGTTTCTCCTTACGCACGAAGGCGTGCCCGTACCATAAGCACTGACACGCCTTGGCGCTAGGCAGAGCCTAGCAGACCATCACAGGTCGCTGACGATGCCAACGCCCTTGAGATCCTGGAGCTCCGCAACGCCGAGGAAGGCGCTACCGACAACCTTGGTCAGACCCGAGGCCGCGTCGCGCTCCCACTCGACCGCCACCGGGGCGCCCGCGGGGATGACCACGCCGCCCGCCGCCTGGATGGGCGCCGGGGTGCCGAGGGCGTAGGCGATGGCGCCGTTGCCGAGCATCATGCCGCGGTAGTCCGCGCCCGCGTTCGCAGTCGGGATGTAGGACGACACGTGGACGTTCACACCAAAGAGCTTGCCCTTGTAGGACGTGCCGAGCGCGCTGGTCTGCTCCTGGTTCGCCGCGAGGTACTGACCCGGGCCCGTCTCCGCGCGGAGGCTGGACATGAGGTCATTGTACTGCTGCGGGTGCAGGATCACGTCATACTCGCCCATCACGCTCTGAAGCTGGAGCGCGAAGATCGCCGAGTAGAACGTATCCGTGGTCATGTCCACGCCCGTGCTGCCGACCTGCGTCGCGAAGCCCGAGGACAGGTTACACGCGAGCTGGTTGAAACGGCCGTTAAAGGCCGCGACCATCGCGTTGCTCAGGCCCTCGAGGTCCACGCCGCCCGGCACGGAGTTGCTCACGCGAGCGAGGTCCGTGAGGTCGTAGCGCAGCGCCTGACGAGCCACGACGACCGTAGCGGCCGACGAGGTGATCGAGGTGTTCGACACGGACACGCCGTCGCCGGGGGCGCTCATGATGTCGGTCCCGTTGAGGCCGACCACGGGCACCTGGATGGAGTCGGAGCCAGTGCCGTTCACGCTGCCCACGTTGAGGAAGCACGGCGCGTTGCGAAGCGAGCCGGTATCGGCGAGCTTCATC